TAGTACTCAAGATGGTACAGAAGCACTTCATGGCGAAGCTAATTCTGGATTCTCTGGTACTGGTACTCAAGAAGCTGATCCAACTGGTCTAGTTGGTGTAACTGACGCAACTGGGTCTAACAATGACCTAAGTGATGAAGATACAAGTACTACTTTTGGTTCAGCTATGTCTACAGACGCTGCTGAAAGATTAGGTGTTGGCGACTCTGGAGACGGATCTTTTGGTGAAATGGCATTCTCAATCGAGAAAGCTACTGTAACTGCTAAGTCAAGAGCTCTTAAAGCTGAATACACAATGGAACTTGCTCAGGATCTTAAAGCCGTACACGGTCTAGATGCTGAAGCAGAACTTGCTAATATTCTTTCTTCTGAAATCCTTGCGGAAATCAATAGAGAGTTGATTAGAACTGTATATCAGAAAGCTAACCTTGGTGCACAACAGTCAAATGTTGCTCTTAAAGGTGTGTTTGATGTTGCTACTGATTCAGACGGCAGATGGATGGCTGAGAAGTTCAAGGGTCTTATCATGCAGATCGAAAGAGAAGCTAATAAGATTGCTCTTGACACAAGAAGAGGCAAAGGTAACTTTGTATTAGTATCTTCTGACGTTGCTTCTGCTCTAGCAGCTGCTGGTGTTATGGACTATTCTCCTGCATTGTCTACAGGTCTTACTGTAGATGATACTGGTAATACTTTCGCAGGTACCTTGAATGGTAGAATGAAAGTATATATTGATCCATATGCAACTGGTGACTTCGTATGTGTTGGTTACAGAGGTACTAACCCATATGATGCTGGTCTATTCTACTGTCCTTACGTTCCTTTAACTATGGTTAAAGCCGTTGGTGAGAATGACTTCCAGCCAAGAATCGGATTCAAGACAAGATATGGAATGCAACAGAACCCATTCGTGGGAACTGCTGATGGTGCGGGTACTAACCGTGCTAACCCATACTTCAGAATCTTCAGAGTTGATAGCATCATGGTGTAAACCTGATCAATTAACTTGATTCTTTAAGGGGACTCTTCGGAGTCCCTTTTTTTATATCTAGCAAATTACTTGTATAAATACTATTATGGAAGATACAATAGAAGATGGACGCTGGAATTGGTGGGGCCTTATTGTAGAGGAACCAGAAGAGGAAGATAAAAATGTCACTGACAACAAATAAGAATTTTTTAAGCCCTGTAGGGTTTCAATTTAAGGTAAATGCTAAACAGTTTCCTAATGTTGAATATTTCTGCACAGCTGTAACCCTACCTGGTATTACTTTATCAGAATCAAATGTACCTTATAAAGGGGTAAATGTTGCTATGACTGGTGATCGGATAAACTTTGATGAACTAGCAATAAGATTTAATGTTACCGAAAATATGGATAACTATATAGAGATGTTTAATTGGATGCATAATATTATTAATTCTGCAGATGCTGAATCATATAAGTTTGATGCAACTCTTTCTATTCTTACATCACATAATAACGTAAGTAAAGAAATATCATTTAAAGATTGTTTTCCTACCAACCTATCAGCACTAGAATTTTCAACTCAACAAACCGATGTTGAATACCTACAAGCAGACACCTCGTTCAAGTATACTTATTACGAGATAAAATAAAGGGTTTACATTTGTCTGGATTTGTAGTATAATAGTACTTAAAACAGCACTATTTTAAACCATGGATATATTATGAATAACTTAGAAAAAATATTAGAAATGTGGAAGAAGGACTCGCTCATAGATGAGATGCGTCTAGATGAATCCTCCCGTGATTCGGCCAAACTCCACTCAAAGTACTTAGAACTATACAGCGTAAATAAAATGAAGCTCAAGAAGCTTGAGTTAGACTTTAAGGTAATACTTAGAGATAAATTTATGCACTATAATGGTAAACTATCACAAGAAGAAATGGATAAGAAAGGATGGGAATATGACCCACTTAATGGTCTTACTGTCTTAAAGGGTGATATGGATAAGTGGTATGATGCAGACCCTATTATACAACAACATCAAGCTAGAATAGAGTATGCCAAAGAGATGTGTGACACTCTTAAAGAAATAATGGAAAATATTAAATGGCGTCATCAGAATATAAAGAACATGATTGAATGGCGTAAATTTACTAGTGGAATCTAAAGATATACATATCCCATGGACTTAATAAAAGTTAAAAAGAAGAATGAAGCATTCTTAGAAATTATCACTGAACCTTCTATAGAACAGGAACTAGCTGAACATTTCTGTTTCTTTGTGCCTGGTTATAAATTTATGCCGGCATATAAGAATAGAATGTGGGATGGTAAGATACGGTTATATGACCTAAGAAAGAAAACGCTTTATAGTGGATTATTTCAGTATATACAAGAGTTTGCTAATGCGCGTCAGTATGACATTGAATTAGATAATGGCACATATGGAATTCCAGGCGCAAAAAACATAGTTGATATTCCAGCATTGCTAGAAGAGCTTACTCTTACTGCAGGAGGTAATAAGATAACACCTCGTGACTATCAGATATCTGCTTTAGAACATGCTCTTACTAATAGCCAGTCTTTATTACTATCACCCACTGCCTCGGGTAAGTCACTTATTATTTACATGGCGATTAGATTCTTTTTAGAGGCCACAGACCAAAGTGTTTTACTTATCGTACCAACTACGTCATTGGTTGAACAGATGTATTCTGACTTTGCCGACTATTCACAGTTTGATGAATGGAGCGTAGATGAGAATTGCCACAAAATATATGCTGGTAGAGAGAAGTATAACATACCTAAAAGGGTTATCATTACCACATGGCAGTCAATATATAAAGAAAGAGCTCCATGGTTTCAGAATTTTGGTATGGTAATCGGTGATGAAGCTCATTCATTCAAGGCCAAATCACTTACAGCTATTTTAGAGAAATGCACGGAATGTAAGTTTCGTATGGGTACTACTGGTACTTTGGATGGAACACAGACACATCAATTAGTTTTAGAAGGTCTATTCGGCCCAGTTCATAAAGTAACCACTACTAAAAAGTTAATGGATAATGATGATTTAGCTAAGTTAGATATTAATATACTACTACTAAAATATGCTGATGAACACTGTAAGGTTAAGAGAGACTATCAAGCTGAGATGGATTTCATAGTTAAGTATGAACCAAGAAATAACTTTATCTCAAATCTAGCCATTGATAGTGTTGGTAATACACTTATATTATTTCAATATGTCGATAAACACGGAAAACCTCTACACGACATATTAAGAAATAAATTAAAAGATACTGACCGAAGTCTGTTTTATGTAAGTGGGGAGACAGGTGTTGATGATAGAGAGAATGTTAGAGCTATTACCGAGGGACAGGATGATGCAATTATTGTGGCGAGTATGGGTACTTTCTCTACTGGTATTAATATCAAGCGCCTTCATAATATTATATTCGCTTCACCAAGTAAGAGTCAGATTAGGGTTCTACAAAGTATAGGGCGCGGGCTCAGAAAGTCAGCTGATGGTATAAATACTAAAGTATATGATATTGCAGATGATTTACATTGGAAGAGTAAGAAGAACTACACCTTGGTTCATGCTGCAGAGCGCATTAAAATATACTCTAAAGAAAAATTTGACTACAAAGTTTACGATATAAATATATAATATGGAAGAATTAAACATAAGAAACTTTAAACTAATTAATGGTGATAATATCATTGCCTTGGTTAGTAGTGATAATAATGATAATTACCTACTAGAAAGACCCGTTGCGATCTACAGCACAATGGTTGGTGGATATCAGTTCTCGCCTTGGTTCCCATTCTCGGATCAGAAAAGATACACTATTGATAAACATAATATTATTGGTAATTCTAGTGTCATAAATGAAATGAAGAAAGAGTATGTCAAGTATGCACTCTCGGCCAGAATGGCCTTCGAGCCTCCGGAGAGTCAAACTTCCATATTAAATAAGATAACAGAACAGATAGTAGATAGATTTGAAGTAGAAGATGAAATAAGTGATGAAGACTATGAAGCAGTACCAGAAGACACCATACATTAATTGTAGTATACCTCTAACCCCCCGGTTGACTTATATATTATATACCATTTACACGTATTTGTCAACACTTTTCTGCAATTATTTTAAATTAAATAACACTTTACTTTTGAATAAAAATGTGTTATAATATACATATTATGGAGGAAACCCACTCATGGCTAAACTAAAACCGAAAGAAAAACCACACTATGTGAATAACAGAGACTTCTCTGAAGCAGTATATGACTATGCAAAGGAAGCACTACAAGCACGGACAAACGATACCGAAATGCCTATAGTGACTAACTACATTGCAACATGTTTTATTAAGATTGCTGAAGGCCTTTCTCATAGACCAAACTTTGTAAGATATACTTACCGAGAAGAAATGGTCATGGATGCTGTAGAGAACTGTTTACGAGCCATAGGTAACTATAATATAGAAGCGGCCACTAGAACTGGTAAACCTAATGCTTTCTCCTACTTTACACAGATATGCTATTTCGCCTTTATTAGGCGAATAACTAAAGAAAAGAAACAACAGGACATTAAGTTTAGGTATATTGAGAAATGTGGTATTGAAGATTTCGTAGCTATGGGTATGGACGATGCCGGTGCAGAACAGACTCTCCAGTATGTTGATACTTTAAGACAAAGAATCGACCAGATTAAGGTGAAGGACGAGAAGATTAAAGAATTCGCCAAAGAAGAAAAAGAACGTGAAAAACTAGAATTATTTATGGTATAATAATATGAATTTAATGGGATATAATAAACCTACGGATAAACCGTACATACAACTAATATGTAATCCATATGAACACGACACGTCTGTCAATACTCGTGTCACTATTGATGTGATGCAGAAAGATTTATCACGTGATGATATGGTAGAAGTATTAGAAGGATTTATGAAAGCAATAGGGTATAGTTTTAGTGATAAAGAATCCCTTTGTATTGAGGCATATAATTAAATGAAAGTAGCAATATTAAACGACACACATTGTGGTACAAGAAATTCATCGGATATTTTTCTACAGTACCAAGACCGATTTTATACAGAGGTATTCTTTCCGTACTTAAAAGAACACAATATAAAGAATATCTTACACTTAGGTGATTACTATGAACACCGAAAGTTTGTTAACTTTAAGGCTCTCAATGCCAATCGTAAGCATTTCCTCGAGCCTATGCGTGACATGGGCATTACTATGGATATCATTCCTGGTAACCATGATGTCTTTTATAAGAACACCAACGAACTATGTTCCCTTAAAGAACTTCTTGGATACTTTACTAGTAATGTAAATATCATAATGAAACCTACTGTGTTAGATTATGACGGTTTAGGTGTTGCAGTTATCCCTTGGATAAATAATGCAAACTATGAAGAGTATATTGATTTTGCTATGAATTGTAAAGCTCCTATTCTTGGAGCTCATTTAGAGTTAAAAGGTTTTGATTTATTGGCTGGTGTTCCGAATCCACACGGTATGAATGCAGATATCTTCTCTAGGTTTGAACAGGTAATCTCTGGTCATTTCCATACTAGATCAAGTCAGGGTAATGTATCATATCTAGGATCTCAAATGGAATTCACCTGGGCAGATGTTGATGACCCTAAGTACTTCCATATATTAGATACGGAGACCAGAGAGATTACTCCAGTCCGTAACCCTATTACTATGTTTAAGAAGATTGTGTATGATGATACTAAGACTGATTATAATGATGTAGATGTCTCAGAGTACTCTAAAAAGTTCATCAAGCTTATTGTTATAAATAAGAATGACTTGTATATGTTCGATAAGTTTGTTGATAAGCTACAATCTATTGAAACCTATGAGCTAAAGATTGCAGAATCATTTGAAGAGTATTTGGGAGAAAGCGTTGACGACGAGAAAATATCCCTAGAAGATACTACAGAACTTCTTGATTCCTATGTTGAAGCTGTAGAGACCGAACTTGATAAAGATCACATCAAGGTTGAATTGAGAAAACTATATACTGAAGCACAAAACCTAGAGGTAGTATGATACATTTTAAATCATGTAAGTGGAAGAATTTTCTATCCACTGGCGACGAATTCATTGAAGTAAAACTAGACCGATCACCCACCACACTAATTGTAGGCCAGAATGGAGCAGGTAAATCTACTCTACTAGATGCAATATCTTTTGGACTCTTTGGTAAACCTCATAGAGATATAGGTAAGTACCAACTAATTAATTCTATCAACGGTAAGAAAGCTGTAGTAGAAGTAGAGTTTAATATCGGTAATGCAGAATTTAGAATCGTTCGTGGTATTAAACCTAATAGATTTGAGATTTGGCAGAATGGTAATATGATTAATCAGGCATCTAATGCCAGAGATTTTCAAAAATTCTTAGAAACTAATATTCTCAAGCTCAATCATAAGTCTTTCCACCAAGTAGTTGTATTGGGTAGTAGTTCCTTTATACCATTTATGCAACTACCAGCGTGGAGCCGTAGAGCAGTTATTGAAGACCTACTGGATATTCAAATATTCTCAAAGATGAATATGCTTTTAAAAGAAAGAAACTCTAAGATTAAAGATGAGCTTACTGAAATTAATCATAGCATTGATTTATATAAGACCAAGATGGAATCGCAAGAGAAGTATATCAAAGATCTGCAGTCTATTAATAAGGATATGATAGAACAAAAGCGCCAGACCATTGAAGACCATAAGACAGAAATTAACACTCTATTTGACGATTCTAAATCCGTTGGTAAGAACCTAACAACTTTACTACAGGCTGAAGAGAAGTCACATAGCACATTCTTGGATAGAATGTCAGATATTAAAGCGGCCCAGACACAGAACAATAGTAAGATCAAGTCCTTAGTAAAAGATGCAAGATTCTTTGAAGACAACGATAACTGTCCAACTTGTGAACAAGAGATTAATGCAGAAATTAAACATTCAAAACTTGGTGATATTAAAAAGAATGCTGCAGAAGTTCAATGTGATATCCATAATATTCAAAAAGAAGTAGCCATAGCTGAGAGAGAAGGCCAAGAAATTAAGAACAAACTTAATGAGCTAAGATTAAGACAGCAGAGAATTAATTCAAACAATGATAAGATATCAGTAATCCAAAGAGAGGTAGATAAAGTCCAAAAACAGATTAATGGACTATCCGGCCAGACTGGTGACCTTAAAGGCGCCAAAGAAGAGCTGAATGTAC